TGGGGGCAATCTTACGTGATCAAGCAACTGCGAATTTCAATGGAACTAAAGTCCACACGTTCATGTATAAAGGCAGCTCAGAAGTCCATCACCCAAATGCAACGTTTCAATCAGAAAACTCCAACATTAACATCGCTTCGGGGCGGAAAAACAAAGACGTGTTCGCCAACAAGAAAGCACAGAACATAACTAGTTTTGCTGAACGGGTATATAAAACCTATGAGGCAGTAGTGCATGGCAAGTATCACAACCCTGATGATTTAATATCATTCTGTAGTGAATCAATTAAACCTGAGATGCTACAAAAGATGAGGGCAGAGTCTTGTAAACTACCGCTTAAGCCTAGTGATAAGATTAAGTTCTACACTAAGGAAGAATTAAGGAAAGGCATATTGATGCCTGATGGAAGTAGGCTAAAGATACCATCACCTAACATATTAGACGCTGCTGTGCTTTCATTTGATAAAGCGAGTATAATAGAGAAAATCGACAATAACGTAACTAGAGATTTTGTATCCTTATGGTAGATATAGATTTTGAAGATCATAGCAATGTATTGATTATGGTTAAAGAGACTCAGGAACCGGAAGAGTTTAGACGTCAAAAGGTTCAGGAGCAAAAAGAATTCATCCTTATTAGTATGTGGGACAACGATAGAATCAACAGTGCTTTTGATGAGGATAATAGATACCGTGGCGAGTTCGATCAGATATCCCCCATACTAGATCAGATATCAGGAGAGATGACTAGTTCAGAGTTTGCTATTTCTGTTGCTCCTGCCGGTGGTGGTGCTACCGAAGATACGGCTGATATTTACGCTGGTCTAATTCGTAATATAGAAAACATCTCTAATGCTGATACTCTTTACTCTCAGATAGGCGAGTCGGTCGTGATGGCTGGGCTAGATGGTTTCGAGGTTGTGCAAAAGCATATTGATGCTAATACGTTTGATCAAGATTTAGTTTTCGAGCCTGTTGCTGATTGGTATAAATCTGTATGGTTTGACTTGGGAGCAATAAAGCAAGACAAATCAGATGCTATGTGGGCCATTAAATTAAAAGAACTACCTGCGTCAACCTATAAAGAGATGTTCCCTAAAGGTAGCGGCATTTCTGTTGGTGATAATGTAAGCTTAATTAATCACAATCAAACCAATAAATTTGATTCGGTTACTGTTGGTCAGTTGTATTACAAGAAAGCGGTCAAGATACCATTAGTTAAAATGACAAGTGGCGCAGTATACGAGAAAGATGAAAAGTTTTTAAGTATTCAGGATGAGCTGGCGCAGGCTGGTGAGTTAATAGTTGATGAAAGAGAACGTAGGTCATGGAGGGTATGGTCAAGGCTTTTAGATGGTGGTGACTGGCTCAAACCAGCAGAGGAAACAGTATTTACATTTATTCCTCTCGTTCCTTTTTATGGCAACTATTCTAAGTTTGACACTAAAGACGTTTACTTTGGTAAGACTTTAAAGTTAATGGATGCCCAAAGAGGTATTGATTTTGCTGTCAGTGCGGATACAGAAGATGTGGCAATGTCCCCTACTGATGCTGTATGGATGACCAGGAAGCAAGGCCAAGGCGAAGATTATTCAAGAATGAACGTAGACCGTAAAGGTGTAAGGTTTTACGAGGAAGATCCAGACGCAAAAACACCTCCTTTCAAAATGAACCGTAGTGCGGGCAATCCTGCAATGCAAGCCTCTATGGTAACCTTTCAATCTCTACTCCGTGTTACCGGTAATATGGACGATCCAAGCATGGGCATGAATCCAGGTTTACAATCTGGAGCGGCTATTGATTCATTAATAGGCCAGTCAAATAATGGTAACGTTAAATGGTTCAAAGCTATGGAGATAGGCATCTGTCATGCCTACCGTATTTGTGTAAACGCTATCCCTAAAGTGTACGACTCTACAAGACAGCAAAGAGTATTAGCGGAAGACGGTACTGATAAGATAGTTGATTTAAATACGACCGTATTCGACCAGCAGACACAGACAAACGTAAGTGTTAATGATTTAACCAAGGGTGTTTATGATGTTAGTTGCTCGATGGGTGCAGCATTCCAGAATCAGCAAGAGAAAGAAAGCGACCGATTAATTAATATGCTTTCAATTGATCCGGCAATGGTTGAGCTATCGAGAGATGTTCTATATAAAAACCAAGTCGGTACTGGCATGAAGGTTGTAGCTGATAGGGCGCGTAAGCAAGGAATTCAAAGCGGATTAATTGGCCCTGATGAATGGACGCCAGAAGAACAACAAGAACAACAATCGCTAGCAGAGCAGCAAGCCAATCAGCCACCTCAAGAAGATCCGAACATGGTATTCGCTAGAGCAGAGCAGAAGAAAGCGGACAATGAAGAATTCAAAGTTCAAATGGACGGACAGGCTAAAGCGCAAGAATTACAACTTAAGTCAAGAGCGCAAGACATAGAAATGGCAAAGGTGCAATTGCAAGAGCGACAATTTGAACGTGAAGGCAATGCCAAGTTTAATGTTGAAGCCGCTAAGATCGATCAAGGACAGCAGAAGATTGATCAAGCAAATCAACAGATGCAAATTGATGCTACATTCAAAGCTCAAGCAGCTCAACAGCAGCAAATCAATGACGCCATTGCCAACCTGAAAACTATTCAAGATGCGAGCGGTGATGCTACGATTATAGGCCCAGGCTTAATTGATAATATGAGAACTCAAAGCAATATAGTAAGCGAAGTACAGAGAGAGGAATTACCCATTGACAATAACAACGATAACGGTAATGATATCGGCGAGGTTTAAGAGTCCTCACCCTTTGTAAATGAAATCCCGCTAGTTACCTCCTTTCTAGCGGGTATTTTTTACCTGTTACTCATTAGCCTCCTTCACTTTTACGAAAAATGTAAAGTTATTATGGATAAGTCTAGATACATCATAAAGGCGAGATAAGGCCGCTTTTGCCTCGATGGGATTTGGCATCGTATCAATAACACCTTTAAGGTAGTTAACATCAGCATCAACAAAGTTACTATAGAATACCAAATGATTTTCTTTGGATAGCTCTTTTAGTCCTTCAATGAACCAACTCATATCTGACTCACTAATAGAATGGACTTCTATCTTTTTTGTTTTCTTGTTCTTTGTTCTGAATAACTCAAGCATAACTACCTCCAACTCGCACTATTGCCAACAGAATTACCAACAAACTTAGGTGCTGATAATATCCTCTTGGCCATTAGTCTACACTCACATTTAACTTCTCTCACGCTATCTCTAACCATGCGGTCAAACTTGTGACCATCTTCGCATTTAAAGCTTCGTATCTTTTTCATTAATTAACTCCTTGTTCGCACTTACAGTTAGAGCAGATATCAAAATATTCAGGGCAACCCTCATCAATAACAACGTCCCTATGTATCTCACAGCAAGCCACCACATCACCTAGTATTCTTGAGTAAACTATAGTAATAGCTTTATCTGTGCAGTTTCCCACCTCGCAACCGTCTATGTCGTTAATGTTTCTCATCACCATCCCCCTTAAAAAACTCCATCATCTTATCTTCATCAGCTCCACACTCAATAGCATGCTCAGTCAGCTTCTCTAAAGCTTCAATAGCATTATCATAAGTTATAAACTCTTTATCGTGTAGTGATGCGTTCTTGTTTATTTGTTTACGTGTGTATTTATTCATGAGTTATTAACTACCTTTTTTTCGTACTTCAATATGCTTGAATCATGCTCAACATCGAAGCCTGATTTTTTACCATCGTATATATCGTACTTGCATAAAATTTTATTCCCATCCTTTGTTATATTGATAATCGTAAACCTGTGCTGTAGTTGTAGTCCATTTTTATTGGGGTTAACCCACTCACTTTCACTTGAGTAAGTATCGCCAATCTTTGCTGGCTCCTCATTAATTACGGGTTCGGCAGCCCCCTCACTAACTTCGTACCCAAAAATCGACATTAAAAATTTAATCATCACTCACCCTCTTTAACAATAGATCCAATCTCGTAAATAGATAAATTAGCTCCGTCAACAATTAAAACTATAGGCCAAGCTAATACTGCCCATCCCAAAAAGTACTCACTAGTCTCATTGTAATTCATTGACTTAGGGTGCTTTGACATTACCACTACTGTAGACATACCTAGCAGCATATAAATAATTACGCATAATACCACCTTACTTAATACTTTCATTTCATACCCTCATCTAATTTATTATCTAACCCACGACACATACATAACAACTGTGCTTTCATTCTAGGGTTGTTACATCTTCGATTATAAGTGCTATAGAGCAACCCCCAGTGTAAACAAGCCTCATCAACAGTCCATCCGCGAGAGCGTATAATTCTAGTAAAGTTATGTATCATCAGTATCAAACACCTTATCATTAGTTTTAATTACAATCCTGTACTCGTCGCGCATTCTCATGAAGTCGGTAAACTTTTCTATACTTTCAAATGTCACTAAATCATCTGATAAACCATAACCAGCTACAACCTGACTTGCTGCTTGTAACTCTTCTTGTTTAATACCTAACTCAGTTGCCTTGTTGCTATAACTAACAATAGACTCCTGAATTTTAACT